ACTAGGCCCCCCGCCCCCAGAAAGACCTGGGAATGTCCCTTTTTGGAGCTTCGAGTAGATAGCATCTACCTTACGGAGTTTCGTAAGCATCGAGTCGAGTTGACGAGCCAACGACGTGAACCGGATATTCCCTAAATCTTTCAGCACACTTCGTGTCTGCTGACTTTGTGTCAGCAGGGATTGCATCTGTATACCGTTGAGCGAATCGGCTATTTGCTTTGCGGCCAGTGCGGCTGATCGAAGATCAGCCGACACCATACCTAATCCCGAAAGTGCCTTCGTTAATTTTCCGATCTTCTTGTTAAAATCGGAATCGTCCGCAAGAATCCGAACACGGATTGGAGGCAGTTCTCGCTCGGCCATTACTCAGTCTCCTGTCCCATCCCTAAAATGCGAAACCAAATGCTTCGCGAGTCTTGGGTGTTGGTTTGTCGAGTGTTCGGTGTCTTGAAGTCCAACAAAAAGTCACCCACGTTGCGGGACACTTTCGCTCCCTGGGAAGCGAAAATGGCCCGTATCGTAGCCGCAGCGTAGTAGTCTGACTTGTCTGAATAGGACATGCGTTCTTCAAAGTACGCCTGCCATTCGTCAAATTCAGACACCGTGGTCAACTGCTTAATCAACGATACGGGCCATCCGAGTTCATGCGCCAGCTTGTACCAAAGGTACTGTTCTGGCGTTAATCGTTTTTTGAGTCGTCTCCCTGCTTGGCGTTAAGCCCGTTGAGGTCGCGAGCGACCTCAAACAACGCCTTCTGCGCCGTATCGGGCCATTCCTGAATCTTCGATTCGGGGATGGCCTTGCCGTCTGTGTCGTAGAGACAGAACGACAGCAAGGTGCTGTACAGCCCCTTGTAGTCTTTCATGCCGACGACTTCACCACTCGCATCGCGAGTGGTTCGGCTTGCGGTCTTGTTGAAGTATTCGTCCCGCTGAGCCCCGTTCATCTCCTTGACGGAGTAGCGAACGTATTCACCTTCGGTGATTTCGAGTTCGACAGGTTGCGACTTGCGGAGGATTGAGACACGTACTACTGGTTCGGACATAATCAGGTCACCCTTCTGCTAAAAAAAAGGCGAACACAAGTGTTCGCCTGAAACAAACAAGTGTCGAGACGCTTACGGAGCAAGCGTCGTGGTGGTCGTGGTCGCCGTGGTTCCCGTGGCAAGAACCGGAGCGGTTTCCACTGGGGTTGCAGCGGTGGACAGGTTGCTTGGAATCAATTCCAAAGTAGCCTGGGGTCGTTCACCTTCCTTGAGTGCGTCCGGCGTGAACTTGTTCACGACGGCGTAGAAGCTCAAAGTAGCTCCATCTGGGAAGGTAATGACGATGAATCGGTTCGACCCGAGGATGTTGTGCATCTGGCCGATGACCGCAGGGTCATAGGCCACGACAATAGAGCTAGGACCGAAGGTAACCAACTTCTTTCCGACGTTGGTTCGATAGCGGTTGTTCCGCATCGTGGTCTGGTCGATGACGCCGTTGGCGTCCAACTCGGGTGGCGTTACTTCGATTTCCTCGAAAAGTGCCGTGATCCCAGAGATGGCGATCAGTGTTTTGAATCCGTCAGGCAGCTTAGGCATCGTTTACCCCGTAATGGTCAGCAGGAATTGTTGTGCGTAGTGGTATCGCCGGGTCTGTTGCTCTTGCCCAGAGAATCCTATTGTATTAGATTTGGTAATGACTTGCAATTTTTGGCCGTCCGACAGCGGGAATCTATACACGGATTCCGTCATGTCGGAGATTTGCCTGAGGATTCCGCCTGCGGCGGAATCCACGCCCCTAACACGGACTTCAACGCGAGGATGCTCCTCGCGTTTTCCGGTGCGATGGAGGCGAGGTTCGAGTCGGCCTCTGCCGATCTCGTAGATCAGGATCGCGTTGTCGGGCTCGTCGGGGACGTGGTTGACGAAGATCGAATATCCCAAGTTTGGGAGATTCGCTTCGATCACTTCTGCTAATGCTTCTGCGCCGGTCATACTCTGGACATCTCCTGTACGATCAGGTTGCTCATATCTTCCGAGAAGTAGTCGATCCCATGAACAATCCACTCGTCGGTCGTGACGGGGAACAACGCCCCTGCGATGTCCTCATGCTGTCTGCGAGCGTACAGTTCGGGTTGTTGGGGGTAGTCCCTACCCTCTCGGTAGTAATCGGTAGTGATCTTCGCCCCGTACCCGATGATGGTTTCCGTTTGGAAACCCTCCTTCTCCTGAAACCAGACTCCGGATTCCCGAAGGGCTCCGGTTTCGTACTTGACCAGAACGTCCGTTCTGTTCAAGAACGTCTCGGCGGCATCCTCACAGCCTTTTGCAAAGGCTGTGCCGAGGCTCTTGGCATACTTGCCAAGAGCTTTCTCTAATTCCGGGAGTCCTAGTACCGTGACTTTCATTACCCACAAGCCTCGTACAGAGTCTCGGTGTTCCGCAGGTTGGGGGTCATCGACGAGTCGATGACCTCGTACACGTCTGGATTCTGCTTAGGGTTGTCCCAGTAGGCTGTGTCGGCCAGCGTCCCGAGTCGCATCAGTCCGCCTACCTGTAGGCGGACTTGCGTGATCGTTTGCACCCGAGACATGACTCGGGTGTTGGTGTTGGAAATCACTTCCTTGAGCATTTCCTCCCACCGGCAGGTGTACTCGACCGGCGAACCCCAGATGGGTTCGCCGGTCTTTTGTGTGCCAACCCTAGGCCAAAAGACCAGGGTTTGGCGTTGGCATCGCTTAATAAGTGACATCCGTAGCCGCCTCCTTGCCTGCCCAAAACAGGTCAAACTTGACCATGCCTTTGACCACCTTGTTATTCCAGACGGCAAGTTTGCCGCTGGAATCAAGCATCATGGCAGTGGTCCCGAAGTGCGTGATGCCAAGTCCGTCTGAAAGACGGACTTGGTAGGAGGCTTGGATCGTCTTGACTTGCTCACTCTGGAGTCGCGGGTCACTGATGGCAATCAGGTGGGCCGCTAGGTAGCGTTCCACCAACTCGGCTGTCGCCTCGTTGAGTGCGACACCGATGACGTTGGTAACCATCAGCGATGCGCTGTCAATCATCAACTGCGGGTCAGGCACGTTGGTCGAATCGTATTGGATGATCTTGTTGACCGCAGCCAGCGTTGTTCTTGCCATTTGACTACCCTACGATTGAGCCGAGTGCCACGGAGTCCCCAGCGGTGCTGGGGACGACGATGTTGTACTTCCGGGAGCTTCCGGTGCGATATACGATGTATGTCGCACCTTTGACAAGGTTGTTGAACTGGACCACCCCTTGGTTGTCGGCGGTTGCCGTCCGGGGGGCATCCTCCATCGCCAATCCTGTCGATCCGGGCGGCGGTGACGATGCTTGGATCGTCACCTGCGCCCCTGCCTGAGCGACCCCGTTGACATCGTTTACGGTCCAGAAGCCCGTCGTCCGTGGAGCCACGCTCGGCGTGACTCCACCGGTACTCGTCAGCGTGTACGTCTGAGAGACGTTCCCGCTGACTACCAGCGAAACAGGCGTGAAGCTGAATCCGGCGGCGGTGATCGCGACGGTGAACGTCGCGTCATCGAGGCTGAATGATGCGACCCCGCTAGCGTTGGTAACGCCAGCGTAGGTTTCCCCCGCGCGGTACACGCGAACCGTAGCTGCTTCGACGGGGCTGGCCGAGGAATCTCGGACAGTGATTGTCACGATCCTCGCGCCCGACCCTTGGCCGGTCGCCCCAGTGATCCAAGCCGCATCGCCGCGATCTCGGATCGCTTCGAGCGAGTCGGTTGTCTCGTTAAAATTCGCTCCGGCGGTCGTGGCGTTGATCTGCGTGCGGGTGGTCGAGTCTGCGGTCTTGCCTGCAATGGCCCCGAGCCAGTTGGCTAGCGACGTGATCCCCGCAAACAGGGTTGCGGGGATTCGGGTAACCAGAGCAGTCACGTTGGTCGCCACGGCGGCCAACGCTGTGCTGGTAGCCAAACCGTTTTGGATGGCCGCGATTGAATGGACGTGATTGGTCGGAATGATGATAAATTCATCGCCGACTGTCGGAGCCGTAGTAAACGGCTCCTCTACTGTTATCACACCGTTGGTGTTGACGTAAGTGAGTAGAGGGCTGTTCTGTTCGTTGATCGCCGCAGCGTTCGTGAACAACAAAACAGCGTGCTTAAACGCACCTGTTGGGTAGTTGACATTCGACGAAAAGCTAGTGGTTGATGGAGTGGTCGCACTTGTGACCACTCCATCGATGACTGTGTTTGCCTTCTTGATGATGCTGATGTACTTGGCGAGGCTGTGGGCCACGTTGTCGTGGGCGTCGACACTTTCCTCTAAGACAGCATCGGCGATAGCCGATGCTGTTGGGACATCGCTTTTCTTTGCCAAAACTGTCGAGCCTTCGATCTGGACCAGTGTTGGCCGGTTGCTTACCGTTGATTCATTTGCCACACTCGCCGGGAACGCCACGGGGGCAGCGGCACTAGCCGTCTGCCCTGCGATCTTCGTGACGTTGGCATCGACGTTTCGATTCTCAATCGAGAATGTCCGAAGGATCGTTCGAGTCAAGTCTTTTCCGTCGACTGTCCCCGCAGTGAATACAATGTCGTAGTCTCTACCGACCTCATATACCGCATCGGAAGTGTCGATCACCAGTTCATGGAACCCAGCTTTCCCATCATAATCTACGGCGGGTTGGGTTACTCCGGTAGTGAATTCTGTTGTCGAATCTTTATAGATTGCAACACTCAGAGCGACTGATGGGGTAGTCGGAATGAGCGACTGGGCAAACGTGTTGAACTTTACACGAATGACCTGACCTTTCTTGAAATCTCCAATGTATTTGTCGGACATGGTTAGCCTATCAAGAGGTTGTCGATTGGAGAGTATGAGCCGCCGCCACTGCCGCTGGTTGTTTTGTGGTCGATTTCTAGCAACTCTAAAACGAAGGTCGCCCATACTACACTCGTAGCCTGAGTTACATTTGTTGCTGGCCAAATTGCCGATCTAGTTGAATTCGTGTCGTAAGAGGCAACCTCAAAACTTGCACCTATAGAATTGTTAATAAATGTCATCCCGGACGGAGCCAAGCTTGAAAGGTTGTTGCCAGTTGCTCGGGTTGCTGCTAGGCCGACAAGCCACAAGTCTAGGGCGGATTCTTTGAATACCGGGGAAGTGATAGCCGCTTGAGCAGCGTAGCTTATTACCGTACCGGATGATCCATTTTGAGAAAGAAGTGTAGGTATTACAACTGATCTTGGGCCACCCCTGTAAGCAATAGCTGTTACGTTGGATGCTCCTGTCCACCCTGATGTACCCGTTGTTTCGGAAGCCGATTCAGCAATGTAATATCCGAGCCTGTGCGATCCGCCACTATTTGATCGTGTGTAAAGTCCTAATACACCGGGAGGCAAGGATGGAATTCCAGCCCCCGCAAAATACGCACTATACAAAATCAGATCGCCCTTGACGTGAGTGCCAAGGGTGACACCTGTTCCGTTATTGGTTGAAAAACTGACTCGCGAGATCGCCATTACAACTCTGGTTCTGGTCCAATGCCTTTGTTGTCTATGTGGTCAGTCCAGGCTTCCCGATAGGCTTGGACTCGGTCTAGTGCTTGCTCGATTCGCAGCTCACTCAATGCGACGAGTTTCATGTGAGCAAGACATGCATCGATTTCTTCGATGCTTGGGACTTCAATCACGATGTGAAATTTTTCGATGCGATCTTGGATTCGGGCTTGCTCTAGCAGGCTGATGTTTCGCTTGACTTCGCGAGCAAGGTGTCTTGCTCCGGGGACCAAGCCAACTTGGTCGAGAAAGTTGAACGTGTTTTGGATGTCAACATCGTTCAAGGGCATCCCAGAAGATAGCTGCGAGATAGCCCAAGTTTCCCCCTGCTGCAAGAGAACGTCTTGCAGCAGTTTGCACCCACCCCTACCAAATCGCATTCCCGTTTCGGGAATCCAAACAGACGCTAGCCCTTTCCACGTAAAATCACCGGAGTTTTCAAATGGAATATCGTCGACCAGTAACGCATCCAAGACTTCTTGCGAAGTCTTGGACTCCCAGCCGGGGACTAAACGAATCAATACTTTCAATTCTTCTGGGGTCACAGCAGTCTCCACTAGGAATTTTTGTGATTCAGGTGTCGATCCACACTATCCATGCGCTGCGACAAGTCAGAAACCTGACTAGAAAGGCCGTCGACTTTCTCAGGTAGAACCGACAGTTTTTGTAAACTGCAAGACACGTCTTGCATAGTTCCCGTATTCTGTTCCAAGTTGGAGAGTAGCTTGTCTACGGCAAGGAATAGCTTGTCCCTACAGGGAATCAAAAACTCCTTGCCGACCCAACCGCATACTCGCCACAAGGCGAACGCGACGGCGGCGAGAATGACCAAAACTACACCTGTGACGGTGTAGTTTGTTTCGGTCAACCACTCCTTCGCTTGCGAAGGATCAACGACCTGTGCCAGAAGCATTTCGACGCTCTCTCTCTACCTTGTCGGTGGATAGGGGGCCTTGGAATGTGTATTGTCGGCCATCGACTTCGGTGACTTTGTACCAGGGATACATTTTACCAGATTCTCGAAAATCGCTCTCGTAGATGGTCACGTCCCAACCAGCATCCACCCAAGAGCCGATCTGGCTCTTGTCTGTCTTGCATGGTGGGCAGTTAGGGATGCTGAACATTTCAAGTTTCGGCTTAGGAGCCGAAACTTGAGACTTCCCCGGAGGCTTCGCCCCGGCTCCCTGCTCAGGCTCGATCCCGCACTTGCAATCCTTGCAAGTGCAATCCTCGCAGGGGCAAGCAGCGTTGTTGCATTGCTTGCTGACTTCGGACTTGGATTCACCCCTGTGGGTGAATCCCCACCCTAGGAGGACTGTTGCCAGCAACAGTCCGAGGATGACGGCTAGGTTCTTGTCTTGATCTTTCATTCGCGCACCTTGTTTCCTACAAACACCCAGAAGTCATGCCACTTCGTACATTGAAAGGCATTCTGCATGGTGAAAAGGCCAAAGCCGTTTTCACCCCACCCTTGCGAGCCGGTAGGCCCGTACATTGGATTGGAGCTTGGTCCCCAAGAATTCTCGATGTCTGGGTGAACCAGATCATCGCCACCTACCCACTTCCCAGAATGGAAAAGCGTAGCGTGGTTGCCCACGCCATTGCCTTGAACGGCGTAGCCGTTCTGCAATCGCATCGAGTTGTTCCCGACGTGCCAAGCGTGGATCACTTGGTGATCCCTCGCGAGCGCGCTCGCGAGGGCGATCTTGAACGTCCGGTAGTCGCCTACCGGAAGTTTGTACGCCTCGAAGGAAGTGTACATGGTGGCCGCTTCCTGCGCCGCCTTGTACCACTTCTCAGGCATCTGGTTCTTGAGGTAGATGTCGTGGGGAATCGTGTACGCTTCCCCATTCGAGTTCAGCTTGCGAGGGGCCAAGCCTCGCTTGGCCCACTCCATAGCATCTTGGAGCAGTGCCCCTTGGTCCCTGCCTCGGTTGATGTGCATGTACAAGTAGCAGTCGCTAATCACGATGTGCGGAAGCCCATCGAGATCCCTGCGGTTGTGCTTGGCGTTGACCGTGGCCGACGCTGCGCACTTCCCGAGTCGGGCTTGGTTCAAGACCCAAGCCTGACGACGCTTCCGCATCTGCTTGTAAACGTCCCCTTTGAGGGACTTCTCGATGTCGCTGGCTTCGAGGTAGAACTCCTCGCCATAGACAGGCATGTCGGCTACCAACACCCGCTCTGCGGGTGTTGGGGCCATACAACCAGCTACGACTTTGGAGCCGTCTGGGAGGGTGAAGATTTCTTGCTCGTCGCTCATTTCAAGGACTCCTCGAACGAAGATTTCCAAGGTACGACTTTGCGTACCTTGGAGACGTTGCCGTCTTTCAGATCAACGTACCCAACGACAGGCGGTTCGAGCTTCTTAGCTCGACCCGCTTCGACGATGGGCTTTGCCCACTCGTCGTCGCGATCTGCGTTACGGTAGCCTTTGAGTTTGTTGGCCTCAACAAACTCATTGGCACTCCGCAGGGCAATCGTCTGATCGACGGTTGCCGCAGTTTTCTCATTGACCAACACGACAGTCGAACCCGCTACATTTGTTGCAAAACTGCCCCATTGCTGGGGCAGTTTGTTTCCGAACAGTAGGAGCAGACCGCCTGCGATCATCAGCCAAGGGCCGACTCGGTTGCGGTCCATGTCCTACTCCTTGGTCTTGGGCATCGTTGGGCGAACGGAGTCGCCCAAGATCCAAGTCGAAACGATGGCCCCGATCCCGAGAAGCACAGCTTCGGGGATCGGCTCGCCTGCTTGAAGGGCCTGAACCGCTTGGTAAAGCAACGGTACGAGGGTAACCACAGCAACTACGTTGCGTTTGGACTTGACGAAAAGTGCGATGAAATCCACGGTTATGCCTTTGGGGTTGAAGGTGGGGTGAGGATCAGTTGGAAGATGGATTGCAGAGGCTCAATAGCCTCTGCGGTCCCTCGTTGCTCGAAGTAGTCGACGAGGACTTCGACGGCGTCGATGGCCTTGTCGCGGTCGATCTTGACGACCGCAGGTTCTTGGGCAACTTCCACAGGCTTTGGACGCAACTGGTTGATAAGATCAGCCAGTTGTGACTGGGGGTCGACAGCGGGTTTCTTCCCGCTGGCAACCCAGTACAAACCAAAAGCGAGTAGGCCCAGACCTAGCATGGTAGTGAAGTCCATTAGTCGGCCCCCACACCTGCTAGAACGTCATCATCATCGCTTTCCACACCGGAAGTTTTCCGGTCTTGGAAATACTTGATGACGGCCAAAACCAGTTGGATGAACAAGATGACCATAGCAGGGTCGATCCCTACCAGCGATTCATCTTTTTCAATAGCTTCCTTGATCTTGTCGGTGTCGCCGTTGAATTGTCCGTTGTATTTACGGGCAAGGCGAACAGCGAGACGGCGTTGCCTGAGTCGGAGTTTTCCAAACATTACTCTGCCTTCCCGCCTTTCTTGGGTTCGGGCTTCTTCTCGCCCTCCACCAATTCGGGCTTCTTCTCGCCCTCGACCAATTTGAACTTCTGCTCGCCAAAGACCGCGACGAGGTCGCGGTCGGATTCGACGATCTCACCCCTCACTGCGAACGAGACAGGCTCGTTCTGGATGACGTGTGATCCTTCAAGCAATTCGTACTTAGCCATGAGCTAAAGCCCTAAGCCCTTGCGAAAAGAAACCCCGACTGCACGCAAGGGCTTAGCGTACAGTCGGGGTGCAGCGGGTGGTCAGATTGTCGCTACAGCGTTAGACGCTGTAGTGGACGATTCCGCAGTTGGAGTTGATGTCAACTTTCATCTGCGGGACCATCATTGCCATCACTCGGAACTTCTCAAGCAAGCCGCCGCGCTCTTGCCATTGGACGGTTTGAATGTCCATTCCGATGATGGTGCGAACGGTGCTGGAATCCTCTTGGACAAGCAACAGTTGCTTGCCGGTGAGGTAATCGCAGACTTCGACGCTCGAAATTTGCGGGATCTGCTCGATCATTCTTAGCAACGAGGTCGAATCGTAGCTGGTGGAGAACGGACGCATCATGTATTGCATGAAGCCCGTCGAGTACCACAGCTTGAACGGCCCGTAGTGCAGCTTGTCATAAGCTGCTTGGATCATCGCGATCACGTTGGTATAGGTGTCGTTGGGAACCCAACTTCCGCCTGCGGGATCAGCCGCCGAACCGGTAATCCGGTTCGGGAAATTGGTCAACCCGTAGAGGGTTGCCCCACCAAAGGTGAACGTACCGAAGGTTCCCAAGTGGAGCTTTTCGGCTTCTTCGGCGACCTTGATCGCGGCCAGTTCCAACATCGAAGTGTCAAGCGGCGTGTTGCCGTTTCGGCTGGTAGCCAATTGACGGCTCGACATCGTCACTTCTTTGTGGATGATCGGCAATGGCAGGTTGACGAGATCGTAGATCGGACGGTCGTTGTCCCCAGGAGCCAAGGCATCCATCGAGATCCGAGCGGCACTGATGTCGCTCTGACGTTCGTATTGGTAAACCGTCTTGCCGAACCCGTTCGGCAAGTTGACCGAGAGGCCGGAGCCTCGAAGCCAGTTGACGATCTTGAGTCGCTTGCGAGCCGCCTTGACGACTACGTCGTCAAGGTACTCCCACTCGTCCTTACGCAAGGTTGCCCCGGCGTTGGTGACGTAAGCCTTGACAACGGGGTTCCCGTTGTCATCGACTTCGCCAGTGGCGTGGTTGATGTAGCTTCGACCATCGGCTCCCACGAATGGGCGGAGGACGTTGGTATCGAACCCAGTTGCGAGCAACTGGGACGCCATACTTCCCGACGATTGGTTGTTCAAAACAAATTCAATGTTTTCCATGAGAGTCGGTAGTCCTTACTACTAGATGAAGCGAACTTGGATCAGTTCTTGGGTTGCGACGTTCGAGGCTTCCTCGCAGATCGCAAAGACCTTGACTGGGGAACCGGTGGTTTTGATGAGGGTTCCGTCTCCGCCGGAGATCAAGTTATCCCCAACTGCGACGTTTTCGCTCGCCTTGAGGCGAGCGTATCGCTTGGCTCCGGGAACCACGTACTCGGCGTACACGCGAGTACCCTCGGCGGCGGAGTCATTGACTCCTAAGCCTTGCAAGGCATCTTCGTGGAGAATCAAGGTTGCGCCGTCCCCGCCCGAAGTGGCGTGGACGTTGCAAGCGGTCGCCGTGGTGCGGCGAACAAGCATCCCTGGTTTGAGAGTCGCGCCGGAAGCGACCAAGAACTCCTCTTGGACTCCATCAGGCCCAGCCAGTCGAATCGTTTGTGCGAGAGCAATAGTCATGTGTCACTAAGCCTTTGCGGAGAAGGTGGACGGAGGCAGGAAGCCTTTGACCGCAGCGGTCGAAGGCTTTGGATCGGAGGGGGCAGCCGATCCGGCGTATCGTGGAGCCGGAGCGGGTGCGGAGCCAGCGGCAGGAGCAGGGGCGGCGTTGACCGCAAAGACTGCCATCTTGTCGAGCGTTGCCGTAGGCAACGCTGCGAGTTCGTCCCTGCTGAACTGGTTCCTCTCGTTGGCTACGATCTTGTCGATCAAGCCATCGCGATGTGCGGTGTTGACGGCGAAGGCTTCTTCGATCTTCGCTTTGACCTCGGCAGGGGCCGATGCAAGCAACTCGTTGAGATTCTTCGGAGCTTCGTTGACCACCGGGATTTCAACAGTCACGGTTCGCTGCAACTTCGCCAAGGCCGTAACCTGATCGTCGGAGAGGTTGGTCACAAATTCTTTGTGGGATTCGCCGATTACGGCGAGGATTTCGTCGCGTTTCATTTTGACCTGCTCATTGACTATAAGAGGTTTTGATTCTCGAACTTCTTGTATTCGATTCTCTAATAGTTTACCACCCGTGTCAGAATCCGCCAAATTTTTCTCGGATTCTGGATTGACAGGCTCTTTGTTTACTAGCAGCCCTGCTCCGTCTTTGACGGAACAGGCCCCCACTCCGTTGACGATCACCGCAAGGTGATCGGGCCGGAAGTTGCGAGCTTTCCCTGAGTATTCCTTGCCATTGTGCTGGCCGGAAGTGATTTCCTTGTCGACAAACAGGCCGGTGGAAACCTCCATCGGCTCTTGCTTCGCAAGAGCCGCCTTGATGGCGTGCCCTCCGGGCACGACATCCAAACGGGATTCGTCGAACCACGCATCAGCACGAAGTTTCTTCGTGCTGCCGTTGAACGACGTGTTGAGGATCATGCCAACGCTGTAGTTCTCGATGGCATCGGGCAGGCATCCCGATACGAATTGGTCACCCTGCTTAGGGTGACCAACCGTGATGGGCTTGTGGTTCCAAGAGGAGACGGACTTGGTAATCTCGGATCGTTCGTACAGAACGGCTCCTTGATTACCAGTGAACACCCCCTCAACGATCATCGCCACGGGGGCTACGAGGTAGCTACGACCCGCTAGGGTCTTGCGCTGAACTTTGCTCGCTGCGAGGTTCGCTACCAGTGTTTCCATCTTGAGATTCCTGCGGTGGGAGTTCGATTCCCTTGAAAGCCTTGGAGGCGATGCAGATAAACTTGGGGAAGATTTCCCCGTAGGCTTGATCGAAGGGAGCAGTCTTTGCGTCAGCGAGTAGCTGACGCAACGCCAACACTGAATCATTATAACTTATGCTACAATGATCGCAATTTTCGGCGCAGGGGGCTTGACAACAAGCCTCAAGCTGTGATTCGCGCGCGAGGGTTTTCAGTCGAGCAGAGCCGAGGAAAACCTCGCCTTGCTCAAGTAGTTCGACGACTTCGGCGGCGAGGTCTGGGTTGAAATTAACCATTCTTCGGTTTCTCCTTTTGGACTACGTTTCTGGGCGTTTTGCTAGGGTCTTTGGTGTTCCCAGGCTTGGGAACAGCGGGAATGCTCGACGGGGTGTTGTTCTGCTGGCCTGAGAGGCCAGCAGCCAGTTCTTTCAGAACTGGCGAGAACTCGGTTCGCTCGGCCTTGGCTATCGCCTCGGCTTCCTCGAACCGCAACCCCATGATCTTCGTGAGCCAATCGATCAGCGGGATGACGGCTTCGGAACCGGCGGTGGTGTACCGAGCCAAGGCTTCGGTACGTTTGAGTCCGATTTCTGCCTTCTCAGCTTCGGTCATCTCGGCAAGTGGCTTCCACTTGACGATGTAGGGCCTCGGCGAGCCTCCTACGGTCTTGGTTGGGGGCAAAGCTCCCATCTGTTGGATCTTGTTGATCGTCGCCCGAATGATCTTCGGGGTGACGAACAACTCTCGACGCTGGGCGATCTTGTTTCGCCAAGCGATCTCGTCCTGCTCGTTGGTCTGATTCCCGCCGTAGTTGCCAACCAGCTTTGTGATTGGGTATCCCTTGGCCGCTGCGATCATTCGCAGCGCGTTGTCGATAAACGGCGTCGGAGCTACTAGGGTGGGGGCCAAAGGCTTGACCTCGACGCCCACACCTGCGAAGTACCGAGACAGTCCGTTCTCGTACTTGTAGATCTCCTCCTTGATCGCTTCGCGATCTTCGTCGGCCAACTCCCCATTCTGCGGATCAACCTCGAAGGCGTACCCTGGGAAGCCTCCCTTGTAGTAGGCTTCCCCGGAGGCCACGTTGATCTTTCGCACGTCGTAGAGGCGGTTGAAAACCGCCTCCATTCGAGGGAAACCAAAGATTTCGCTGGTAGTTAAGCGAGTGTCCGCTACGTGGACGACTCGCGACCAGTGAACTTGGACGGTATCGGTAACTGGGGTAGCGTTCTTGTCGAGGGTGGAGTCAATCGTGTCTTGGAAGTCCAACTCGTACATCTTCGGTAGGCCGTACCGAGGGTTGGTACGGTCCCGTTCCCACTCGGAGATCCGAGCCGCCGACTGATCGAACACTCGGTAGTAGAGGACTTTGGCGGCTCCTCGCGATTCCGCGATCCTGTCCTCGGTAAAACCGGGGGCAGGTGCGTCAAAGTCCAGTCCATCGTCCACGCCGATGAACAACACAGCGTACTGGCCGATACCAGATATGGCATCGACCTTCGCCAAGTATTCGTGGAGACTCGTCTCCACGACAAATTTGGAAATGGCTTTCTCGAAGGCCGTTTCACGGCCTTCGTCGGTTTCGTAGATGTCGGGGTACTCGGACCACGATTCCTCAGGTTCGAGCGTCACGACTCGCTGTGCGATGTCTTGACGCCGATACATCTGGACGTAGTCGTCAGTTGTGATGACTTGGGGGTATCCCGCCTCTTGGTCGATGTCGCGTTTTTCAGTCTTGCCGTCGAGCAGGCTGTTGTAGAATGCGGCTCGGGACAGCAGGGCATTGTTGACTAGCGTATCAATGGATCTCATAGAATTCCCAATCGGGTGCGTTGTTTATCGAGCATCGAGAATGCCCCTGAGCTTGCGTCCACTTGGTCGTCATGCTTCCCGTTCGGGAAGTATGCGAGTTCTTCGAGGTATGGTGTGTTGTAGGCCCCCTTGACCATGTACACGTTCCCAGCGTTCACCTGAACGCTGAACGTGTCTGCCCGGAGGGTTTTCTTACCAGAAGCTAAATTGGGATAAACGCGAAATCCGGATAGCCGTTTGACGGAATCCTTCACAGAATCCACACCTGACGACCCCGGCTCGCGTTCAATCCCAATCCGGACGGATTTTCCATCCCTATGAGCGCAGGCGACAATCTGTCGCTCGCGATCATCTGATTCCCATTGCCCTCTAATTATATCCAAAATCCAATATGAGCCATCCTTATGCAATCCCATCTTAACGCCTACTGTGTAGTCCCCGCCACCATCAGTAGCGGCTTTATCGTAGTAGCGCACAATCTTCTGGAAGGAATCGACTCCGGGCGGGTGTTCAACGATTTTGATTCGCTCAGGCTTGAACATCCCCCCACCGAGGGGGATGGGGTCTTGGAGGATCTGGCCTGAGTAGCCGAACTGACCGAGTTCAGTCTGCATTCGGGCCAAAACAGACCGTGACAGCCGTACCGGGTCGAATAAACCATTCTGATACCTAGCACGAAGTTCAGGTGGGTTGATCTTCGGGGTGTCCTCGCCGGGGACGCAGATGTGCCGAACGCCCCGCGCGATGTAAAGCTCACTTGGATCGTCTTGGTGTAGCCTTTGCATGACCACGAACGTCGGCGTAAGGTCTTTGTTGACCTTACGCGAAGGGATCGTCTCTTTGCACCAAGTGTTGGCCGTCTCAAGGTCTGCCTTTGATCGGACCCCTTTGGGGTCGATGGGATCGTCGACCACGATGCCGTGGGCGTGCATACCCATCACCGAGCCGCCCACCGCAACTGCGTAGCGGTCGCCGCCTCGCGTGTTGGCCCAGTGGCTTTTGGAGTTTGTGTCTTTGCTCAAGCGAATATCGGGGAAAGTGCGCTGATACAGCGCACTTTCAACCACTTGTCGGGATCTTCCCGACAAGTCAAGTGCTAGGGCGTCCGTGTAGGACGCCCCGATCATCCGGAAGTGGGGCATCCGAGTCCATGCCCAAGGGGTGAGCATCACCGAGAACAAAGTGGACTTCGACGTTCCGGGGGCGATATTGACCAAAAGGTCGTGTGTGCTGTTCTCGCCTCGAAAGACCCGTTCAAGGGATTCTTGGATTTCGTCGCAAAGGTACTTGATGTGCCAGTTGCACACCAAGGGATCTTTGACAATCGTATGCCAAAACTGCTTCACGAACTCGAAATACGAGTCGCGACAAGTCGAGGCGAGGAGTTCGTAGTAGTCGAATTTCACAAAATGGCCCTGTAGACAGAATTCTGATACGAAGTAAGATACCATTAGTTTGCCTAATCTACAAGATTTTCCACCAACCCCAAGCAATCCGATGGTCGAACCCCCAACAAGGCACGAAATGGCCGAGGACGAGCGTAAGGCTCGTCTGATCCTCTCCAAAAGCACCGACACCGACGTTCGGTACGTCTGCAAGCGGTTCATCCACTGGGTCGGCGTAGCGGATCGCTACGCCGACTCCTTCTACCCCTGCTTCGGCCTGCTCGAAGCAGAGGTCCGGCAGCACAGGTCGTCGTTTTCCTTGGAAAACGACGGCGTTTGGCGGCTACGATCTTCCGAAGGGAAGATCGTGCTGACGGGAACAAGTCTGAAAGACTTGTTCGTGAACGTGGTTTTGTGGAAAGGGGAATGGCCTCAGGAGGAGCTTCTGCAAGAATGCGCCGACGAGGAGGACGAGATTTTGGAAGATGCCCGAAGGGAATCTACCAAAAAGAAGGCCACCAAAAGCGTATAACCCTTCGTAAAGCCTTACTTCAAGGCGCATTTGCACACGAAAGGTTACTATGATTGTCGAAGAACCTCGATCTGAGATCGAACTTGCCGTTGACCACCTTATGCTAAACGTCGTGGATTTTTCCACGCCTGAGGGGATGCTGAACGCTACGACAGCATTCGCTCGCGGCTTGGCCGCGAGCGTAGCCGCCCTCGACGAATACGCCGATCCCGACAAGTCGCCTGCGAACTACCAACGAAACATCGAATACTCCCACGTCTTTTTCAACGCCATCGAAGGTGGGATGTGGTTGGCTCGGCAGAATGTGGAGCCCTCGAACGACGCTGAAATTCAGCTGTTGGAGGACACTTTGTCGCTAATCGGCGATCTTCTTTGCAAGAAGATCGCCCGATGCGACCCTGCCGGTGTTATTACAGCCCCCGCCATTGGATTTCCGACTGAGAACGCAAAATTCATTGACCGGGCACTTTTCGCTACGCGAAAACTGTACGCCAAGATCAATCTGATGGTGGGGCTTGCCCCGATGGCAGATGTGATCTCCGAGGAACTGGCCGACAGTCTCCATGACGAGTTTTACCGGCACACAAAAGCGTCGAGCCTCGCCAAGATCGGGGATTTTGTCACTCGGCTCCATGCGATGTTCCCCCAGCTTCGCAAGAAGGGGGAATCGCGGTAATGAGTAGATACAAACTGATTAACGCCGATTGCTTGGAAGCCATGACTCGGGCGAAGCCCGAGTCGGTGGATGCTATCGTGACCGACCCGCCCTACGGGTTGGCGTTCATGGGTAAGCAATGGGACCACGGCGTCCCTGGGACGCCGTTCTGGGAGGCGG